AAATGGCAACATGGAAAGGTTGTCCAGCATTACTTGATGCATTTACTTCAGGATATGTTTTAAAAACACCTTGCGATATTGAATTTTTTATTAATGATGATTCACAAATAGATATAAAAATAGAAGACCCAAAGTATGATGATTTCTGTGAAATAAGACATCCTCTTTCGGGGTTTCCTTCACCCAAGGGGTATAGGAAAGAATCCTTTGCTTGGATGTCAGACTGGGGAATACAAACACCAGAAGGCTACAGCTCTTTATATTTAACCCCGATGAATAGATTTGATCTTCCATTTATAAATACTTCTGGAATTATAGATACAGATAAAGTTTCCATGCCTGGCTCCCTGCCATTTTTTTTAATTGACGGGTGGCTAGGAATAATACCAGCAGGAACTCCTTATGCACAAATTATTCCTTTTAAAAGAGAAAACTGGGAATCTAATTTACAGGTTGATAAAGCTGGAGATATATATGATAGAATTATAAAAACAAGAAAAATTTTTAGAAAGCCAAATGGCGGTATTTACAAAGATAAATTTTGGGAAAGAAGAGAGTATAAGTAATGTATACACATATACCATCATCTTTACTTGAACCTTATAAAGAAGTTCTTAAATCTTTAACAGAATGGGATTTATCAAAACAACCTGAGCTATGGTCAGAGCAAAGAATAGATGGCGAAATGATGTATAAAATTCATAGGCACTCTGCTAGAATAGTAGAAGAAACAGGACTTTCTGTTCAGCAAATACTATATGACAATCATAATGTACCAGATAAAATTTTTCCATTTTATTATCAAATAATAAAAATAAATAATAGCTTAAAATCTATTGAATTAGATGAAAATACATTTTGCCAAACCTTTACGTTTTTAAATGGAGAGTTTGAAAATAGTACATTTGTAATAAAAGATAAAGAAGAATATTATAAATTATTTACAGAAGATACATATGCTTTTGCAATTATCTGGAAAACATATGAAAATTCATTGACTCCCAAATGGTTTATTAGGCCATATTATAGGTTGTTCATGTGATAAAAAATACACTTGCTCCAGGAATAACTATATATAAAATGGACCCCTCAGATATTTTAGAAAATTTATATAGACTAAATAATCTAGACTGGGCTTCGGAGTATGTAGTTGATGCAAATGATGGAAACAAAAGCTTGGATGATTCTTATAGAAACACAAAATCTATAGATATTCCAGTATTATGCAAACAGTCAGATAATGAAGAAATAAAATTTTTTTCAGATTTATTTAATGATAAATTCTCTGTTATAGAAAAAGACTATGAAGAAGATTATTATATTAAGTTTAAGGTTCATCAGCCATACAAGATATTAAGATACGAACAAGGTGGAAAATTTGATTTGCATATAGATGATGCAGGTGCAACATTTAGACGAGCATCTACAGTTTTTTATTTAAATGATAATTACGAGGGTGGAGAAATTGAGTTTCCATCTTTTAATATTAAATATAAACCAGAAGCGGGGGACCTAATAATGTTTCCATCCTCATATGCATATAGACATAAGGTAAACCCAGTTATCTCTGGAGTAAGATATTCAATTGCAAGTTGGTTAAGATGATAATAAATGATTTAAAAGCACCCAAATGCAGAATCATTAAAAACTTTATATCAAAAGAAGAGTGCGAATGGCTAATTAAATATTCAGAAAGTTCTGGTTTATGGTCAAAGCATAATAGGCAAAGGCAGACATTTAAAACTGAAGAAGACTATAAGTCAGCTGCAGAGCACTGGGACAATAGAAGAATAGAAATTAATGAGCTATATCGAGAAGGTATGGAGAACTATAAAGATCTATTTAAGTTTGTAGTGCCTATTCAAGAAAGAATGGAAGATCAGGTAAAAAATTTCTTTAATCCAGATTTTGAAATATATAGCGAGCTTTGGGAAATTGTAAAATGGTATTATCCTCATTTACAAGAGCCCCATGTAGACTTTATTGATCCAGACTTTGATCTTTCTTCCATAGACATAAACGATGTTCCTGAACAATGTAAATATTTCTTTGATGAAAAGAATATATCTGAATATAAAAGGTTATTCACAAATAAGCTATATACATCTATGCTTTATTTAAATGATGACTTTGAAGGCGGAGAACTTTTTTTCCCTCAGCATAATGAGTTTTCAATTAAGCCAGAAGCTGGCATGCTGCTTATATTTAGTGGTGACATAAATACCATGCACGGAATTAGACAGATAAAATCTGGAAACCGATATACTCACACAACATTTTGGACAAAAGATCTTTACAAATCAAGCCTTGTTGCTATAGATAAAAAACGAGGCAGGTTTATAAAAGATAAACTTATTGACTAAAATGAAAGAATTATATATAATAGAAATAGAGGAGACAAAATGAATCAGCCAGAAATTTTAGCACCAGGTGTACTTGTTTATAGAAACACATTTACTGAAGATATGAATTTAATTAATAGACTAGAAGAATGTCTATCATCAGATCTAAATGCAGAAGGAGTCGGATACTCAGATTCTCCTCACTCTACATACAAATGGAAACAAGCAACCACTGGGTATGCTAACAATGATCTAAAATACAGAGATGCCTTTGATTTTAAAATTAAAAAGAATAATCAAAATGATGAAGGCAAAAGCCCAGATCAAATTAAATTAGAAAAGATTTGGGAAGAATCTAAAAATGCACAACTAGGTCCAGTAGAAGATTATAGACAAAAATTTAATGTTGCCCCACTTAAATACTGGGAATCATTTAATTTTGTAAAGTATGGACCAGGACAACATTTTCAGGTTCATTCAGACCATGGATATTCGTATATTTGTGTCCTATCTTCTGTTGGCTACATCAACGATGATTACGAAGGCGGAGAACTATATTTTGATAAATTTAATTTAAAGATTAAACCTAAAGCAGGAGATCTTTATCTGTTTCCATCATCTTATTTATTTTCACACGCATCTCTTCCAGTAACAAGCGGAACTAAATATTCAATTGTTACCATGCTTGATTACTTAGAAGCTCCACATACACCAGACTATAGAGAAATAGAAAAAAGGTATACCGAAGGCTATGCCTAAAATAAATGTATATAAAACGGGACTTAATCCAGCAAAGATAGAACAGATATCCGTTAAAAGAGATTGGATGGATAAAACTGCAGACAGACATGCCTATAATTGTTTTCCAGTAAGTCTATCTAATACTTTAGGGTGGGGAATATCTTTTCCAGAAGATATATCTTTTATTTGGGATGGTATTTCAGACAGCTCACCAGATCACGTAAAGATACTTTCTGGAGAAAAGTATTGTAATTCAAATAGGTCTAATGGAACAGTTAGCTTTATAACAGGTTTAACATTTAAAACTGATGAAAATATAACAACATTAATAATGCCACCTCCTAATTATTTTATTGACGGAGCTCAGTCATTTACAACACTATTATCAACATCATTTTTTTCAGGAGAAATACCTTGTGTTTGGAGAATTACGTCTCCAGGGAAAGTTATAACCATAAAAGCAGGAACTCCTATTGCTAGTATAATTCCAATATCTTTATCAGAATTAAATGAGTTTGAAATAGATCTATACGATGGATCGGGATACGTAGGTTCACCATTTGATGGACGAAGATATGGGATGACAGTTGATAAAATTAATGCGGCTGGAAACTGGACAGGGTTTTATAGAAACGCTACAGATCATGAAGGAAATAAAATTGGAAAGCACGAAACTAAAACATTAAGGTTGAGAACTAATGACAAATAAAATTACATTTCATTCTAATAGACTATATAATATTATAAGCGAAGAATATTACCCTAAGCCAACAAAAACCCTAACGCCAGATTGGTTTAAGCAAGCAGACAAATTTGAATTAAATAAACAAACTGGAGAGTACTGGCCAAACGCAGAAGGTGGTTTTGTAAGAAGCTTTAAATCTTGCCCAGGACTTCTTGATATTTTTATTACAGGATATTTTTATGTAACTCCATGCGATATTGTTTTTAGTAAGCTAGACAATGGAGACATGATAGCAACAACAGAGCCAGGCTATGAAGACTTTGTTGGAGCAAGGGCCCCTATGAATGAATTTCCAGTTCCACATGGCTACAAAGATCGTCATTTCCACTGGTATCCAAATTGGGCCCCAGAGGTTCCAGATGGCTATAGCGTTTTATATGTTAATCCAATTAATAGATTTGATTTACCGTTTATAACCACCTCTGCTATAATAGATAATGACAAGATGAATACTCCAGGACTGATACCGTTTTTTTTGCGAGATGATTTTGAAGGAAAGATTCCAAAGGGGACTCCTTATTTGCAGCTCATTCCGTACAAAAGAGAAGATTGGAAAATGGAGCCAAAATTTCATGACATGGCTTCTTTACAAGAAAGACATAATGCACAAGCAAAAAAGTTTAGAACAAAAGACGGCGGGGCTTATAAACAAACCGTTAGATCTCTTAAGAAATATGAATAGGTAAACAAATGGAATATACTAAAAGAGCACGATATGCAAGAGAAACAATCACCCCATCAGGGTATTTTGGAAACTCTCCCGATAATGTTGTTGAGCTAGAGGATATGGTTACTGTAGAAGAGCAACAGTATCTTCTTGATTTTGCAAAAAATAATACAGTCTGGGATGTTACAGAATCACAATGGAATGAAAATGGCAATATAATTTATGACCACAGGGTATGGGAAAATAGAGTTGCAACTCAAAATACTCTTTTAAAAGCAGACCCAACAGGAGAAGTTGTTGCTATTCTTAATCGTGTAATTGAAAGAATGACCCCCCACATTAGAGAAAAATTTCAGGTTGAGGTAAAGCCAACAGATGCCGCAATTGTTCGCTGGCCAGTAGGAGCTATGCAATTCCCACATGCCGATAAAGAATTACATGAGGGTCCAGATGCTGGAACACCAAATGAATTTCCTTGGTATGACTTAGGAACCGTATTTTATTTAAATGACGATTACGAAGGAGGAGAGTTGTTTTTCCCACTTCAAAATATTAAATTTAAACCTAAACCAAGAGCGGCTTATTTCTTCCCTGGAGATAAAAACTATATTCACGGGGTTACAAAAGTTACAAATGGGACTAGATATACTGCCCCATTTTTCTGGACAATAACAAAGTTAGGGTTAGAAGATGACAAATAAGTATGAGTATACATCATTTGAATTACTTCCAAATGTAAGAATTTATCAGGGCTTATTGCCAGACGCAGACAATCTTTATGACATCATGAAGCGTTCAGAGAAAACATCTGAAGGTAAATATTATTTAAGGACTTGGGATCAATGGTCCATCTTTGGAACATATTCTCAACAAAAACATGATGATAATGAGCCCAGAGAATTTGGACCGATGTATGATGAAGAAAAGCATTTATCTGATAGAGTTTATGAGGCATATAATACTGCAATTGAAGATTATGTAAATACTTACAATGTAGTGATGCCTCCAACATCCAAGCTTATGACATCTTCATTTTCTAAATACAATACAAATATTGATACAATGAAAAATGAAATGACAATGCAGTATCACACAGATTATATTATTTCTGAAAGAGATATGCCAGGTCCAAAATTCCTTTTAACATGCACAACCTATATAAATGATGATTACGAAGGTGGAGATATTGAGTTTGTTATAGACGATCAATATTACCCATATAAACCTAAAGCGGGAGACATCCTTGTATTCCCATCTACAGAGCCATATTTTCATGGAGTCAGAGTTATTAAAAATGGAGAAAAGTTTTTTATTAGAAACTTTATTCAACACTACTTTGATGGAACAAAAGAGTGGCTTGATAACCAGAGACATTTCGGCGCATATAGATGGTCAAAAATGGAATGGGATAGAATTGAAAAAGAAAATCCAAAAAATATGAGATACTCAAAGAGAAAGCATTTAGGGTATGAATCATGAGCAATCCAAAAATTAGAGATGAATTTTTTTTAGTAGAAAATTTTATTGATGCAGAAACTTGTCAAGCTGTAATTAAATACTTTGACTATTTAGTTGATAATAAAGTTTTAAAATGGAATGAAATTTCTTTTTATGGTTCACAGGCTATGGGATATTGGCCATCTGATGACAGGCTTAAATTGTTTGGCTTATCACCAAATTTTTTTGGAGAACTAAAAGAAAAAATAAAAACAAAAACAGAAGAACTTTTGGGATTTGAAGTTAATGAAGTTAGTTATCATGCACAAAGATGGATTGAAGGTGCATTTGCGGACTATCACTCAGACAATTCAGATCATGATGGAAATCCAACTGCTTTTGAAAAAAGTAAATACGCCGTATTTATTTATTTAAATGATGATTTTGAAGGCGGGCACTTAAAGTTTAAAGATGGCAGTATTGATGTTAAACCCGAGATAGGTCTAGCTGCATTCTTTGCGGGAGGCCACACTAGAGAGCATATGGTAACTACAGTAAAAGGTGGAATAAGATATACCATAGGTTCATTTTGGGATGACGCTAGTTGTGTTTATACAGATGAGCAAAAAAAAGCTTGGGAAGATGAGCTTAAGCAAGTTAGAGCAGAACAAGAAGAGCTTTATAAAAAATGGGCAACTCCAGAAGGTAAGCCAGTAATGCCAAAGGGTAGAGAATGATAATAAAAGAAAAGTTAGCAGAAAACTTATATTATTATAAAAAAGTTATTAAAGATCCAACTGCTTTAATTGCAAAAATAGAATTACTAGATGGAAAGATTGCAAACAATTCTAGTTTAAGTAATTGGTCTCCATGGGTTTCAAGTACCAGAGAAGATGACGTCTTTGGTGAGTTCAAAGCTGGTGGTTACAGAATTGGATATGATTTATCAGAAGACAAAGAATCATTTTTAATTATTGCAGAAATTCATGATGCAATTTTACAATGTATTGAAGATTATTCTTTTACAACTCAAAAAGATCTAGGATATCTCCCAGACGAGATTACAATCAGAAAGTATCACGCTGGCGGAAAGATGGGACCACATATTGATTGTGAAGAAGATGACGATGAAGCTAGATTAACTGCTTCTCTTGTTCTATACCTTAATGACGATTTTGAGGGTGGAGATGTAATATTTAGAGAACAAGGTATTACAATGAAACCAGAACCAGGAAGTCTTTTGATTTTTCCATCAGTAAAACCATATTACCATGAGTCTACTGAGATAATTTCTGGATTTAAGTATATGTGCCCAGCATTTATGTTCAAAAGAAGTAAATTAAATTAATAGGTGGTATAATTAAAAAATGGCTACAACAGGAATTAATGGATGGCGTTTCCCAAGTTACTCTGACTCACCAGATGTACCTAGAGACCTAGGTTTATTGGCAGCAGACATATCTGCTTGGGTGTCTACAAACCCAGATCTAAAAGGCGCAACAGGCGCAACAGGACCAAGAGGTTACAGCATACTTAATGGGTTAACTAGCCCAGCATCTAATGTGGGTGTTGACGGAGATTTCTATATCAACACAATAAGCAATTCAATATTTGGACCAAAAACTGCAGGAGCTTGGGGAAATGGAACAAGCTTAGGTGGCAATAGTGTTTTGAATGGAACCGTAGATCCAGTTTCTGCAAATGGATCTAATGGAGATTTTTATATAAATACAACATCCAAAACTATATTTGGACCAAAAACAAACGGTTCCTGGCCTTCAGGAACTTCCATAGTTGGACCACAAGGAACACAGGGATCAACTGGAACAACTGGAGCAAAGGGAGATGCAGCAGCAACCATATTAGTTAATTCTACAACAACTAGCGCTCCAGGTACAAATGCAATAGTTACAAACTCAGGAACATCTTCAGATGTTAAATTAGATTTTACTATTCCAAGAGGAGCAGATGGAGCACCAGGCGCACCAGGTGCAGCAGGCGCAAAAGGAGATGCAGGTGCACCAGGAGCAACACCAAGCCTGGACCCTATTTCAACAAGAATATCTCTTACAATGCCAAACACTTCTACAACTGGAGTTAACTCGAACTGGTATCCCCTTTCAACAGGTCTTTATGATTTAGGAAAAGATGCAACAAGTGGATCTGCAAGATATTGGAAAAATATTTATTCAAATGGAACTGTCTATGCGGCATCAGTTGTTGCTTCAGGAAATATGTTTATTCAAACATCAACAATTGTTTCATCTGATAGAACTTTAAAAAATACAATTGAAGAGTCTAATCTAGGACTTAATTTTATTAATTCATTAAAGCCAGTTAGCTATAAATATAATGTAGGCGGAATAAACTATACTGCTGATGATGATGGCAATCAGGTTGAAACAATAGTTCCAGGAACAAGAACTCATTACGGACTAATTGCACAAGAAGTAAAAGAAGCTTTAGAAGAAGCGGGAGTACAAGACTTTGGCGGATGGGTTGAAAAAGAAGATTCCACACAAGCCCTTAGATATGAAGAGTTTATTTCTCCATTAATTAAAGCCGTACAAGAACTTTCAGCGAGAGTAAAAGCACTAGAAGAGGCGTAAGACATGTCCTATAAGTATACAGTCTTACAAGATAAGCCAAGCTCTTTTTATTTATTAGATGAAGTAAGATCTGGAACAGTTGGCTCTTATGACAGCATGAGATCAACTTTTTTAACATATGCTGATCTTCGAGACCGTGGAGTTTCATATTCCGCTTTAAGCGGATTACCAGTATACGACTATTCAGGTAATGCCTATGACGGATATGCTATAAATGCATCTTCAAGCGAACTAATGCCTTTAATCGCAGGCGGAGTCAGAGGAACAAAAGTCTTATCAGATACAAGAATAAACTTCAACGTACCTGGAATTGCTAACTCATATTATTCAGACAATTCATTTTGCATAGAAGCCTGGGTGCTATTGCCAGACTATAGTTCTGATGAAGTATGCATTGTTGGAGATTCAGGAAACGCAATAGGATTATTTTATAAAAACGGAAACCTTATATTTAAAGCTGGACCTAATTTAGTTCAATATAAAGTTAGCAATACAGAATCAATATATGTAGTAGGGCAATTTTCTACAAATCAAATTTCATTATATATAAATGGTTTCATTGTTAATTCAAAAAGTTTAGACAAATATAAATTTAATAACACGTCTGTTAATTTTCAATCTGGACCATCGGCAAATAGTTTTATTATAGACTCTGTAGGTTTTTATAAATTTAACTTATCTGATTCTCAAATAATTAAACATTATAAAAATGGAATAAAAGAAATTAATTATTCTCAAATTGTTAATAATGATGGCGGATATCTATTTAGCATGAATACAGCAATGATGAAGCCATCTATGAGCTACTCATATCCTAGATCAAAGTCCTGGAAAAATTTTATAAATGAAAATATTAAGTTATCTGTAGATGAAGCCTATCTTTATTTTGATAGTTCTTTGAGTGGAAGTTTTACATTTACAGATTCAATTATTATTCCAGAAACTTTAGGAATAACTAGTTCTCAAATTTATTGGGATTCAGATACAGATGGCATATCAATAAGAGCTAGCATTGACGGCACCAACTGGGTAAGCTGTATTAATGGTTCACCCATTCCATTCTTTAATAAAAATGATAATCAAATAGGGTCTATTTTATATCTACAGGTAACAATGTCATCATCAGATACCTCTAAGTATTTGCCTATTCTTAAATCTATTACAATAGATTTTTTTAAGAATAAAAATTTTTATTGTGACAACTTTGGGTATTATATATCTTCAAATTATGATTACTCTTTGCCAAGATCAAATAGCACAATATTATCTTATAATAAAAACAATGGATTAAAGATGTATAGTGGGCATGGGTTTACAATTAATTCAGATTTGTCTACCAGAACAATAGAACTTATATTTACTCCAGACGGATCACAAAATGTATTATTTTCAGCACCATCCAAAATATATGAATGGGATAATTTGGGAGCCATCACTAAAACTGGAGTATCCTCAATATACGTAAATGGCATAAATAGAACATCTGCAACTAATATATCAGAATTCTTTTCAAACAGTCTACCCCACTATGTTGTTATAGTTTTATCTACTGCAGCATCAACAAGCCTCAAGTTTAATCAAAATCAAACCGACAGCAAGTCTGGTGGTAAAAATATGTATAACAATTTAAGCATATATCCAACAGCCTTTACAGAGTATGACGTGGCCAGACATTATCAGCTATACACAGACAACATAGTAAATTCAATATCAGACAGCCTTGTTTCTGTATCTGAGTCAACCTCTGGTACAGATTCTACCGCCTACCTATTACTTTCTGTAGAGCCACAAGCAATATCTATATAATTTTGTCATAGTGTTGACAAAATCTGGACTTTAGTTAGCAGTAATGGTATCATTAAGTACTATGGATATTTTAAATAAGAATACTAGAATCATTGAAGAGACCACGCTTGGCATTTATGTGTGGGAGATGCCTGACGGTAGATGGATTGGAGATGACGATGGTAATTTTCTTTCGGTCACGGCAAAAAAAGGCAATAGATCCAAGATCGATGCTTTGGCTAGAGAAGTTCGCTCATATGGTATATATGAGGGTAATCCCAAGTTCCTTTCAGGACGCAGAAAAATTGATGATGAAGAATTTGAACACCAAAACGAAAGATTAAAATGGGGCTTAACACCAGACCCACTAGATATTGGTGTTTATAAAGATTCAATGCTTAGAAATGGAGCAGTTCAATGACAAAAAGATTAGAGTCAATAGAAGATGAAATTGATAGTGTCAACACTATTGATATATCCAATACAGCCGATTGGTTCTCATTTAAAAAATCTGAAGAACATGATGACCCATTTAACCTTGGGCTAGAAGATATTAAAAAGCTTAGAGGACTTGGAACAAATTTTAAGCGTAAATTAAATAGAGATTTTTCTAAAGCTTTTGTAGGAACAAGCGGAGTCGGAACACAGCAAAATTTATTACAACAGGCTATTAGCGGATATGCATTATTTGATCTTGTAGAGCCAACATATAATTTAGAATACCTTTCAAAAATTTACGAAGTTTCAACATATAACTATGCCGCTATAAACGCAAAGGTTTCAAATATTGTTGGTCTAGGATATATGTTTACAGAAACATCAAAAGCAAAAGATGCAATGGATGCTATTACAGACCAAAAGCAATTAGATAGAGCACGTACAAAGATTGATAGAATAAAAACTCAGCTTGATAAATGGCTTGATGATTGTAATGAGGAAGAGTCTTTTACAGAGACCCTTATAAAAGCCTACACAGACCTTGAGGCGACTGGAAATGGATACATTGAAATAGGACGTACAACAGCAGGTGACATAGGCTACATCGGCCATATACCAGCTAAAACAATGCGTGTGCGTAGATTCCGTGATGGCTTTATTCAATTGCTTTACGGCAAGGCTGTCTTCTTTAGAAATTTTGGAGATTTAGAAACTCCAAGCCCAATTGCAGGACAAGAAGATCGTCCAAATGAAATTATTCATTTGAAGAAATATACACCGATGAATAATTATTACGGTGTTCCTGATATTATTGCAGCGCAGCAAGCTTTAGCTGGAAATGAATTTGCTGGAAGATATAACCTTGACTACTTTGAAAACAAGGCGGTCCCAAGATATATTATTACGGTTAAGGGAGCAAAGCTTTCACCAGAATCAGAAAGAAAGCTTCTGGAGTTTTTCCAGGTTGGATTAAAGGGTAAGAATCACAGATCATTATATATTCCTCTTCCAGCAGATACACCAGACTCAAAGACTGAATTTAAAATGGAACCAATTGAGGCAGGCGAACAAGAGTCTTCATTCAATATTTATCGTAAGTCTAATAGAGATGAAATTCTTTTAGCGCATCGTGTCCCAATTAGCAAAATTGGTATTCCAGAAGGAATTAACCTTGCAGCAGCAAGAGATGCCGATAAGACATTTAAAGAGCAAGTTTGCCGTCCTTCACAAGATCGACTTGAAAAGAAATTAAATTATTTAATTGCAGAAAAAACAGATGTCGTCCAATTAAAATTTAATGAACTCAGCCTTACAGATGAAGAAACTCAAAGCCGTATTGATGAGATCTATTTGAGAATGCAGGTCATTACCCCTAACGAAGTTCGTATTAGAAAGAATATGACAACGGTTGAGGGTGGAGATGAAATGGTAGATTTAAAGCCTCAACAGGTAGCAGATCAACAGGCTAAATCCACAGGGAATAAAGCAAGAGACCAACAAAGATCCGCAAATGCTCCAGATAAAAGCGGAGAAGCAAGAAACCCAAAAGGTGATGGTCCTAAAGTCAAATAAGTTTAATCAACTGCTATTTGCGTTAGAGTAGATAAACCTATAAAATTAAGCATATGAACATCGAAAAGTCACACTGGTCAAGCGATGGTGAAAACCTTCATCTCTCCGTACCCTTTACTAAGGTTAATCGTGAGAATAGAACCGTGTCTGGATTTGCTACATTAGATAACGTAGATCAGACTGGCGACGTAGTAACAGCAGAAGCAAGCATTAAAGCTTTTGAGAATTTTAGAGGAAATCTCCGTGAGATGCATCAGTCAATTGCAGTTGGTAAAGTTGTTTCCTTTAAACCAGAAACATATTACGACCAAAAGACTCAAACATTTTATAATGGAGTTTATGTAACATCATACATTTCAAAGGGTGCACAAGATACTTGGGAAAAAGTTCTTGATGGTACCCTTTCTGGTTTTTCAATCGGCGGAAAGATTAAAGAATCAGATAATGAAGTTAATAAAGCAACAGGAGAAGCAGTAAGATTTATTAAAGATTATGACTTAGTAGAACTTTCAATTGTTGACTCTCCAGCAAACGAGCTTTGTAATATTTTTTCTATTGAAAAAGTAGGCGGCAAAATGGTTTACAAAGGACTTGCTACAGAAGTTGTAACTGAAAACATTTTTTATTGCGAAGAAAGCGATTCTGTATTTATGTCTACAGAAAAAACTTTTGATTCACCAGTATCAGGAAAGCCAGCCACGCTAATTGGTTGGGTTGAAAGTTCAGATATGAATAAGTCAAAAGAAATAAATAAGATTCTTGCTTCATTTAAGAAGTCAAGATTACCGTTGCCTGAAACACAATTAGCAAAACAGGCAAACGTAGAAGGAGGTAATAAAATGTCAGATACAAACATTGATAATGTTGTAGAAGCTCCAGTAGCTGAAGCAGCAGTCGTAGAAGCACCTGTCGAAGAAGCTGTTGAAGCTCCAGTAGCAGATGAAGCAAACGTCAATCTTTTTGACAAATCATCAGAAGTTGCAGAAGTTGCAGCTGAAGATACCTCTGCCGACAACGTTGAAAAAGCAGCCGATACAGTAGAAGTTATGGTTGATGAACCTGATTTTGCAAAAATGTTAGGCGATCTAAAAGGCTTTTTCTCCGAGACACTCACAAAGGCTACAGAGGCAAATGCTGCACAGGTAACAGAGATTAAAACATCTGTTGAATCTTTCAGCAAAAATGTCGATGCTAGAATTCTTGAGTTGGCAGAAAAGCACAGCGCACTTAGTGATGCTGTTGCTGAAATCAAGGGCACCATCGATGGTGTTCAAAAGCGAGTAGATGCTGTAGAAGGCGAAACCGCAATTAAGAAGTCCTCTGACCTTGGCGGGTCTGAGGTATTTACCAAATCAAAATCAAAATGGTCAGGAGCTTTCCTCGGTTCCGTAAATGAAATCTTTAACTAAAATAAGGTAGGTGAAATAAAAATGAGTAATGAATTATTAGAAAAGGCCGCAGCAGCTGGTGCAACAGTATCAACTGGTTTTGGCTCATCAACTGGTGGTTCAGGTGTACACGTTGCTTCAGAAAATGGCAATGGTGGTCTCCTTAACCCAGAACAATCAGCACGATTCTTGGACTATATGTTCGATGCTACCGTAATTGGTAAAGTTGCACGTACTGTCCGTATGAAGGCTGACACAACAGAAATTGATCGTATGTCTATTGGTGAGAAGCTTGTAAAGCTTGCATCAGAAGGCGAGAACACAGGAGTTAACTCAGGTGTAACATTCTCAAAGATCTCTCTCACAACAAAGAAACTCCGCATGGACTGGGAGCTTTCAACAGAATCTCTAGAAGATAACATCGAAGGTGCAGATCTTGAAGATCACATTGCACGTTTGATGGCAACACAGGCAGGTAACGACATTGAAGACGTAATCCTTAATGGTGATACATCACTTTCAGGAGATGCTCTTTACAAGTCATTTGATGGCGCAGTTAAGAAGGCAAAGACAAGCGGTCACGTAGTCGATGCAGCTGGTGCGGGAATTTCTCGTGCAGTATTTAACTCAGCTCTTAAGGCACTCCCACGTAAGTACAAGCAGCGTCGTACAGACCTTCGCTTCCTTGCAGGATCAAACTTGATCCAGGATTACCTATACTCTAACTCACAGAACATTCAGAACGTTACTCCACAGGATATTGCTTCAGGCATCATTCGTGGTGATGTTCCAGTTCTTGGAGGTCCAGCAGGATATGTAGCTCCATACGCATTTGGTATTCCAATCGTTGAAGTTCCATTGCTTCCTGAGACACAGACAGGTACATATGCTAGCCCATCAGGTTCACACGGAGACGTCCACTTGACATTCCCAAATAACGTTGTTATTGGTATCAAGCGTGATGTTACTGTTTACCGCTTCTTCTGGCCACGTAAGGACTCAATTGAGTACACAATGTATACTCGTGTTGGCGTTCAGATCGAGCAAGCAGACGCTTGGGTAGTTGTAAAGAACGTTAAGGTTGCTTCTTAATTAATTAAGAATTAAACTACCGAAAGGCCCCCAATTAATTTTGGGGGCTTTTCATTTTAATTTAACAATGCTATAATTAAAGGACCTAGAAAGAGGAGAAATAAATATGTCGTTTGACACATTAAAAGTAGCCGAATTAAAAGTAATTGCAACAGATTTTGCAGTTGATACAGAAAACTTAAAAAACAAAAAAGACATAATTGCAGCACTATCAGAAGAAGGCGTTACCTGGGATGTTTACCAGAGCACACTTGAAGCAATTGAAAAAGATACAGAAGAAATTGAAATTCTTCCAAAGTTTGATCCAAAGGCTCAGCCAGAAGATACAATCCTTGTTAGAATGACAAGAGAGAACATGAGATATGATATCCATGGTCACACCTTTACAAAGGATCATCCTTTTGTGGCAATGTCAGAAGAAGATGCTCAAACAATTTTTGATTCAGAGGAGGGTTTTCGTTTAGCGACACCAAAGGAAGTTCAAGACTTCTACAACTAAACGTTAACATAAGTTAATGGAAATATTAATAGGCACAAACTCACCAATAAGACATAGAGTATTTTGGAAAGGTGAATCTGCATATGCAGACGATCTTCCAGAAGTACGCCTATATGATATTACAGAAGCTGCTGAAGATAATCCAGCAGTAACTCCAGGAACTCTTATATCCACTGGTACATCTGAGCAATCAGAAACTGACATTGGCGTATACAATTTTTATCCAGACCTTACAGTGACAAACTCTGCAAAAAAAATAATAGCAGAATGGTCATATGAAGTAGACGGATCTCCAGTATTAAAAGAGCACGAAGTTTATATTGTTGTGCCCTACGTAGATATATCTCAAGCAGTAGATACCCTAGGTCTTGGTTCTGACTATAATGATCCAAACCACAAAACATATCAAGAACTACTTGATGCAGAAAAATATGCACGTAAAGTAATTGAAAATTATACTCAGCAAAAGTTTTATTTATATGATGATGTGAATGTTGTTTACGGAGCTGGAACAGATATACTTCCTCTTCCTAATAAAATAAAAGACATTCATGAAGTTTATGTAAATGATGTACTTGTTGTTGATAATATTCACAATGTAAATAATTGGGGAATTCCAGTTCAAATTGCTGAAAGCGGATTCGGTATCAGAGTTAATCGTGCCAATATGCTTGATAATAGCGTATACACTGCTAATGGAATGGTGCCTCCAACTATCAATGATTATGCGGGTGTATTTAACAAAGATGCTAGGTACAAAGTATCTGGTAAATATGGATGGGCTCAAATTCCAGACGAAGTTGAAATGGCAGCTATTGAATTAATGAGAGATTATTTTTCTAAAGATAAAGTTTGGAGAAATAAATATATAAAGAGCATATCTACATTTGATTGGAAGTTTGACTTTAACTCTGCAACATTTGCAGGAACAGGTAATAACTATGTAGATCAGTTATTGCTGCCTTATGTAATTAACAAAATGGTATTGATATAAAATGAATAGTCTTGTTGACTCTATTTTAAATATGAAAATGGATGTATATATTCAGCAAGATATACAAGATCCAAACACTGGAGCTATGAAAAAAGAATGGATTTATTCTAGAACTGTTCCTTGTTATGCAAAAGGAATAATTACAAATTCTGCTACAAGATCTGCTGATAGACAAACAATGGGCAATAGCTATGTTAATCAGCAAACAATTGAAATTAGAACTGAAGCTAGGGTAACTATAAGAGAAAAAGTTACAAACATTAGAGATTTATTTGACACACCAATTTGGACTGAATTAAATTATCCAGTTGAAACTCCAACAGTATTTGAATTGGCAGGCAGCACACCAATCACCGACCCATTTGGCGGGATATTAGGCTATAACTCTTTGGCCCACAGATCGGAGAATCAGGTAATTGGACTCTAGTGTTGCACTATTACAAACTTCAAGCGGACTAGAAAAGCCTATGATGGGAACTCCGAAAGGTGTTCTAATGGATTCTTCTGTTGCACAGATATCAGCATTTTTATATTATCAAGCTCAAGTATTAGGAAAGCTTACTTCAAATTCTGCATTTAAAAATTTATTTAAAACAACTATATTTAATCAGATAGAAAAAGATTTTGGTGAGTTCATAGATTCATCTGCAAGAATTAAGCCAACAGCTCTTCATCATGTATACGAATGGAATAAATCGGGACAAGAAACGGCTAGACTGTTTAAAATAAAAAGGCTTGATGCAGAAGGACTTTCATTTAGAGTAGGATACGATTTTAAATTATCTAAGACTGCAGTTCCATCTAAAAATAAAAAACAAAAGAAAAAGTATATATTTGAAAACAAAGCTTCTGTGATGGAAGCTGGAATGCCTGTCATAATCCGTCCAAGGTCCGCTGAGCGACTTGTATTTGAATTGAATGGTACAACAGTGTTCATGCCTAAAGGCTCCTCTGTGACCGTCAGAAGCCCTGGTGGACGTGCATCAAGTAATCAATTTAGATTACATTATGGAAGATATTTTGGTGGGCAGCTAGTAAATAATTCAATTAAAGCATCAGGGTTTCAGCAGATATTTAATACAAAGATGTCAAAAGCTTTAAGCACACCAGCGGGAATTAGAAAAGTGCAATATAGCTTCACAGCTGGTAAAATAAGGTTAGAAGCAGACGCAGCATTACAACAGGCATTTGGAGGAGCATTATGAGCGTAGATTATAAAATAGACTCAATGTTTGAGTTACGCAAGTTCCTCTGGAACGAATTAAAAGAAAATAACATATTTGATCCAAATGATTATTATAGCGATAATATCAGTATGGAAGTTGTTCCAATTATTCCAGTCCAGCAACAGCCAGAACTTAATCAATTTTTGAGCGGGAAAAAGCATATAGTCTATGACAAGATTGGAATGTCTTACGAGGATATCTGGATGATATGCTGTGAAAAAATATTATTTACTGTATATTCAACAGATATATCTGATATATATGAGATTAGAAACCTTATGACAGATCTATTTAGAAGAATGGATGAGTCTGCTAAAGATGTTGATCGGTTCCAGATAAGTCCAAAATTTAAATTCCATAGCATTCATATAGTTGAAATGTCCCCCACGACCCCTTCTGAAGAGCTTCAAGGCTTTTTATCAGCCGATATAATCCTTGAGGTTAAATACTCAAGATTTACAGGGCCAGATGGAAGATTCTTATAGGTTGCCTTTTGATCGACTATACCGTAAAATTGGTAATGAGGTAAAAAGCCTAGCCAGCTTTGATTAGATTTAAAACGTAAGTCAATATATATATATGTTTATTTAACAGGAGGTAGTACAACATGGCAAAGTTTAATAATGCTAAGAATATTCTTGTTGGAGCTTCACCGCTCTTTTTGTCTACTAAAGACATCACAACATCAGGATACGTAGAAAACATGGAGCCTGGTTCAGTTGCAGGTGTAGCTTTCGAAAACGAAACTACAACAGGAACACCAGCAGTTAAGACAGCAGGAAAGTCTTACACAGAAACTCTTAATTCAGATTCAACAAACAAATTCCGTAACGTAGGTTACACAAATAATGGTCTTCAGATTACTTACAACCCATCATACGGTTCAGTAACAGTAGATCAGCTTCTTGACACAGCAAAACTTTTCAAGGAGACAATGGAAGTTATGATCGCTACAGAAATGGCAGAAGGTACTCTTGAGAACATTCTTGCTGTATTTGGTCAGGGAACATCAACACTAAATGACTCAGGAACAGGTGCATCTGCAAAGCGCACACTTGGTCTTGAAGCAGGTGCTCTTGGACAAGCTCCAAATGAGCGTCAATTAGTTGCAGTCGGTGCAGCACCACAAGGTGGTAACGCAACAGCTGACGGTACACTTGGTTTAATTACTGAGCGTGTATATTATGCACGTCGTGTTCTTTCTGTACAACAGTCACAGTTCTCTTTGGCTCGTAACGCAGCAACAACATTCCCAGTAACATTCCGTTTGCTTCCAGACGGTGCTAAGTCAGGTCAGGAATACGGACTAATTATTGACCGTGTTCTTTCAACACACTCAGCATAATTAATATAATTAATTAATAGATTGCCCCCCAAGAAATTGGGGGGTTTTCTATTGCTATGGTATTTTGAATATGATACAATAATTAAGACAGAATCCTAGGAGGATTAAATTGGCAACTACAGTATATGATGTTGAAGAAATTCAGCTACAAAATGGAGCTACAGTAAAGCTTAAGCCTTTAACAATTAAAGAGCTTCGCAAATTTATGGTAGCTATTGCAAAAACAGCAGAAGCAACAACAGAAGACGAAACACTTACAATTCTTATCGATGCGTGTGCAGTCGCATTAGAAAAGCAATTACCAGATTTGGTAAATGATAGAGACGCATTTGAAGATACACTTGACGTTCCAACAATCAATCGCATTCTTGAAGTATGCGGTGGAATTAAGATGGACGACCCAAACCTTCTAGCGGCAGCGGTTCTGGCTGGGCAGAACTAGATCTAGCCGCTTTAGAGGGGGAAGTTTTTCTTCTAGGTAATTGGAAAAATTACGAAGAATTAGAAGACAATCTTTCAATGCCAGAACTAGTCCAGACTTTTAAAGCAATGCAAAAGACTGAGTCGGAGAAAAGAAAATTCTTAGCTTCAATTCAAGGTGTTGATTTAGATGAAAGCAGTAATGAAAATGAGGGGGGATCATCCTTCGAAGATGTTAGAAGAAGAGCACTTGGTATAAATGCATCACAAGATGATGTTGTTTCACTACAAGGCTCATTTGCCAGCGAAGCTGGTTTTGGCATCGGGGCAGGTTTAGGATATTCTATAGAGTAACATAAGTATATGGCCGAAAACAATTTAACGACCTACATTACCGCTAATGCAGACTTTACGAGTTTAAGAACTCAACTAGCTGCAGTTACTGCCCAACTCGTAAAATTACAAGAAACAACAGTAGGAACTAACGCAAAGCTCGGTAATCAAATTGCGGTAATGAACAAAGCCTTTTCCGAGACTTTGCGTTCCACTGGTCAGTTCTCAACACACTTTGTAACAATGAGTTCCGATGTTCAAAAGTTCGGAAAAAATTTAGATTCAGGTCAATTAAAGCTTAATCAATATTTTAAGGTATGGCAGAGTCATACAAAAAATACAGGCAATTTAATTAGAGATCTTGCAAAACAGCAGGTAATGCTTGAGCAGGCAATAGTACAGCCATTAGGTAAAAATGCACAAGGCATGATGCAATACAATGTTCAGGTTGCAAAAGGCTTAGATTTAATTAAAAATAAAACAGCATTAGCAAGACAAGAAGCATCTATCATGAACAAGGTTATGATGGATGGATCTAATCAATTAATTAACTGGGGTAAAAATACTCAGTGGGCAGGACGCCAGCTTACAGTTGGATTAACCGTACCGCTTGCAGCATTTGGAATGGCTGCACAAAAAGCATTTAGAGAAGCAGATGCAGAGCTTGTAAGACTTACAAAGGTGTATGGCGGACTATCACAAACATCTGCAGCAGAACTTGCTAAAGTTAGAAAAGATATTTCTGCAACAGCAAAAGAAATTGCTGGTTCATATGGAGTTGCTTATAAAGATACAATCTCCTTGGCTGCTGACTTGGCTGCAACTGGAAAACAAGGTAATGATTTAATTCAAGCAACGCAGCAAACAACTAGACTTGCAGTGCTTGGTGAAGTAGATAGACAAGATGCAATGAAAGCAACTCTTGCTATTCAAAATGCATTTAAGCAAAATACAGAAGAACTTACGCAATCAATTGATTTTCTTAACGCAGTTGAAAACCAGACATCAACAAGCCTTGCAGATTTAACAGAAGCAATTCCAAAAGCTGGGCCAGTAGTAAAAGCTTTGGGCGGAGATGTAAAAGATTTAGCACTGTATCTTACAGCCATGAAAGAAGGTGGAGTTAATGCTGCAGAAGGTGCAAACGCAATTAAGTCTGCAATGGCATCACTTATTAACCCAACTAAAGTTGCAACTGAGCAATTTGCAAGCTTAGGAATTGATCTTAAGGGTATTGTAAATAAAAATGCAGGAGATCTAACAGGAACAATATTAGCACTTCAGTCTGCATTAGATAAACTCAATCCACTAGATAAATCAAGAGCAATTGAGCAGCTATTTGGTAAATTCCAGTTTGCTCGTATGTCAGCATTATTTGATAACTTAGGAAAATCTGGATCACAAACACTTCAAGTAATGGATCTAATGAAGGCTAGCGTATCTGACCTTGCAGCTATTTCAGATCGAGAAATGAAGATGATGACAGAGTCCGCATCTGGACAATTTAAGAGAGCCTATGCTTCAGTTCAAGCAGACCTTGCACAAGTAGGAAAACAATTTTTAATGATTAGTACACAGGTATTGAAGGTTGTTGATGGAATTATAAAGTTCTTTGATAAGCTACCAGCTCCAATTAAAACAGCACTTAATTTCTTAGGCGGACTCACAGCTGTGGCTGGCCCACTCATCATGTTAACTGGTGTACTTGGCAACTTTGTCGGTTATGTAATTAAAGGCGTATTCCATCTTAAATCATTAATTAAAGGTGGGCAAGGATTTAAACTATTAACTCCTGAAATTGTTGCAGCAATGGAAGCTGGTAAAGGTCTTCAGTCTACATTTTATAATGATGCAGAAGCAACAAATGTTTTAACTGCAGCGGTAGATACATTAACTCAATCATTTAACAATTTAGAAATGAAGGCAAATGCAGCTAAAGTTGCAATGAATCCAGCAATAAGCACAGTTGCAGGTAGTGTAATATCTGCAGGAACACCAGGCGGTAGAGTTGTAGATAAGAATAGCCCATTGATTGGAAAGCCTTATAGCCGACAAATGGCACATATGATCCCAGCAGGAACACCGCAAATGGGAAGTATATTTGGTGTTGTACCAAATCCAGGTCCAGTAAATGTAAGAATTGGCAAAAACCCACAAGCATATATGGGCGAAGATCTTCCAAAGATTCCAGGAGCTACTTCTATAAACGGTACTTCAACTGGAGTCGTTGCTTCAGAAGCAGCCAAGTGGCATGCAATGACTGGTGCGCTTGCAATGCAATCAGAAGCAGAGATTAAAGTATTAAAAGCAGAAGTTGCAGCAACAGGAACAATTACAAAAGAATTAGCTCAATCTTATGAAGCTCTTCTTCCACAATTTACTACCATAACAGAGCTTGCCGCAGCTGAAAGCAAATCAATTGTTTCACAATTACAAGCAAGCAAGATTACTGTTGATGAAGCAAGAGCAAAAATTATTGCATTAAATACTGAAATTGAAGCAATGCTTGCACAGACTGCAACTCAAGTTGCAGGCACTATGGGAAGATCTATTAATTTAACTACAGTTCCATTGACTGGCCAACCAGCAGTTACCGCAACTGGAAAGTCTAATATGAAAGAGCTTTTCCATAAAGGACCTACAGCAAATCTAGTAGATAGAATTGCCGCAGCACTTGGTGGTGTTAGAACTTCTGGCGCTGGATATTCAATTCAAACTACAAAGCCAACAGGTTTAAATGCTGGAGGCCAAGTATACAATCCTTCTCGTGACGGCAACGTAGTTCCTGGAAGCACATCAATTAAATTTGATAATACTCCAGCAGTTCTACATGAAGGTGGATTCATATTAAATCAAGATGCATCAAAAAATAATCCAGATCTAGTAAGCGTTGCAAAAAATTCTCATAATTCAGGCGGTAAGGTAGTTCCAGCATTATTAACTCCAGGCGAAACTTATTTCCCGCCAGAGGTTGCACAGAACATGATGCCAACATTGGAGGATGCAAATAGTGGGTCTAGAATACAGCTAAGAACAATTGGCGGAAGAATTGTTAATGGCAAAAAGAATTATGGCGTTAAAGTTAATGATGCAAGTATGATTGAAGAGTATACAAGATTCCATACAAGCAAAAACTGGAATGCCTATGCAAGAGCAGGCATGATTGCTAATGATGCTACAGCACTAACCACACTTGGAGTACCAAGAAAGCAAGCAATACAAGAAGCTACAGAATGGTTTGAAAGTAGATGGCAAAGAACCATTGAATCAAATCATGGAGAATTTAGCCAAAAAATATTTGATGAGATTACTCAAGGTGATTATAAAGCAAAAAATGATGCTCTTAAGAAAAAGTATAGACTTAAGAAACCTTTATACAAAAAGGTCCCAAATACTGGATCTGGAAAACAGGGCCTAACAAGACAAGATTGGGCATACGGAGAAACATTAAGTCCAGAAATTAAAACAGAACGTGATCTTATTTTAAAGGATATGTCTGATGATAAAAGATTTAGTAGAACAGCCGTAGAAAGAATTATTGGAGAGACAGCACTTCCTGGAACTGGACCAAACCAAGGTGTTCATAGATCACACACATCTCCTGGAGCGGAAGCAAAGTTCTCTGGATTTGGATTTATTGGGCAGGCAACACTTCAGCCACATCACATAAATGGCTTGGCAATGGAGTTAAGCAGATATGGTATTGCCCCTAACTCATTTTCTTTAGATGTTAATGAAAACAAAAAAATGCTTGATGAGTCTGCAAGAAAATTAGGATATTTGCATCGTGAAGATATGATTAAAAAAATTAGAAATGCAGAAACAGTTGCAGCAAGACCACCAGCAATGAGAACAACTAAGGGCTTAACAACAATAGCAGCAAAAATGCTTGAGCTAAAACCTGCTGAGTTTACAAAGTGGATGGCTATGAGAAGTCGACCAGGGTCTTTTGCTAGCATTGCTTTGCGTAACGCTGGAGGCTTGATTGGCGGAGCAGTTCGCAGAGGCAAGCACAACTACGGAATAATGAATAGTAATGCTTTCATTGCAAAAAATCCAAATCTATTTAAGGCTGCAACAAAAGAACAAATGGGATGGAGAAACTGGGCAAAAGATGGAGTAGGTCCAGATTTGCAGCAAGCATTAGCGAAAAAATTTGAAGCTTATCCAAATGGACAAATTCCAACACAATATAATCCTTTAAAGCCAGCTGGTAAATTTCCAATGCCACGCTCATACTATCAGGATATATTAAATGATGATCCGCTTCATGGCCCACTGCAAATTGGTAGATATCAATCACCAATGCATATTAGAAATCAGCTGCAGGGTGCACGTATTAGATACACTGGCACTGGCTATCATAAAGCAGATGCTGCTCCAGCATTTGCTTTAGGTAACATAGAATCAAGAGCTAAAACTGCATTGTTTAACTATATGCAGGGTGACTATGCTGCAATAAATGATCCAGCAGTCCAAGCATACCTTTCAACTCTTAGAACTAAATTTACTGGAACTCTTCACCGTGGTGTCAGAAATGTAAATGATTTGCCTCCAGTTATTAAAGATTTAATAAAGGCAGGAAGATGGAGCGACCTAGTAGGCAAAGAATTTATTATGCGTCGTGCTTCATGGAGTACAAATAAAGATACAGCAGAAGGCTTTGGCCAGCTGCAAATGGTTGCTACAGTTAAAAATAGAAATGCTGTGCCAGCATCACAAATTTTTCCAGATTTAACATTTCAGTCTGCTTCAGGTCCTGTTCATGTAAATGAAAGTGAAGTTTACATGGGAGGTAAATTCCGTGTTATTGCTGCAGGCAAAAATAAATTAAAACTGCAGGCTGTTGTTGATGGAAAACGTGAAAATGGCGGACCCGTAAATTCTGGTAAATCTTATTTGGTAGGAGAAAAAGGCCCAGAGCTTTTTGTTCCAAGAAATAGCGGTGGGATAATTCCAAACTATGCACTTGGCGGTAGAGTACATTCTGGTAAAAATAATTACGGAGCACTAAGTACGCTTGCAATTATGGCAGCAGCTCAAATGGGATCTCAATTTGTAGGAAGTAAAATTGGTGGAACAGCTGGTGCTGGGATATCTAGCATAGGATCAATTCTTCCATTTATGATGATGGGACAACAGAGCGGCATGGGTGGAGGCTTTAGGTCAAAATTTGGAGCAAAAGCAAATACTCCAATAGGATTTAATACAAGGATGCCTCAAGGAATGGAAGGCCCATTGCTTGCAAATGGATCCGCTGGAATGTCAAAGTATGGAGCCGCAGTCACAAAAGCAGCGTCAAGTGCAAATATATTTAAATCTACACTCGGTAAAGCAGCGCTAGGACTAACAAGATTTAATTTAATTGCAACTGGAGTTGTTGCTGGACTTTGGGTACTTAAAAAAGCTTGGGATGCAAATCAAGAAAAGTTAAGAGTAAATGCAATTGGATACGGTCTAACAGCAGAAGCTGCTCAAAAGGCTGGATTAAGATTTAAAGATTTTAACTCTACATTAAAAGATTCTGCAGAAACAATTAAAGCAAATAGAGAAGCAAACAAGATGATGTACGAGTCAATGGTTTCTTCTGGCACCCCGCTTAAATTAACTATAGCAGAATACAAAAAATTAAAAACAGAAGCTAAAACTGCATTTGCAGAACAAATAAAAGCAATAAATTCAACAAGCACTAGCAATCTTCCAGATTTAGCAAAAAGATTAAAGACTCAGCTTATGGGCGCAGGCCTAAGTGCTGAAGAAGCAACTAAAAAAATATATGCAATGTTTGCTGTATCTGAAAAAGCTTCTTCTGCATCTAGAGTAACAACTGCAAGCAAAGAATTTATGGCAATTAAAACAGCTGCTGATGCAGCAGTTGTAGCTATTAATACTTATAATAAATCACGTAATGCAAGTAAGCAAGAAGCTGGAGCAGCATTTAATAATGCAGAAGCAGCTCTTACAACTACAGTTGAAGATGCTAGAGCAAAAGCATTAGATGCTAGAAAGAAAGATAAAACTAAACCTTCGTATATATCTACACAAGAAGCTTCTGATATTCAGTATAAAGCTGAACAGCAGGCACTTGATGGAGTGATATCTAAGTTAAAAGAACAAGGTACTGTAACTGAAGCAACTTTAAATGAATTAAGAAAAACCAACCCGTTAATAGACGAGATTGCTGGAAAGCAAGATACAGTTCTCTCATTGTGGCAAAAAACTAGACTTGCGGTTCAGGGGTATACAGGAGATCTTAAGGGATTAAATTCAGAACAAGCTGGAGCTCTATCCAAACTTTCTGATATCATAAGCAAGGGTGCATCTGATTCAATGCAATCAAATGGTGGATTATTAGATAAACAATACGATAAGCTAAATAATCTTAAAGCTCTTCAAGAAAAATATTTAAAAGCTGCTAAAGGGCAATCAGTTCAGCAACAAATAAATTCAAGAGATGCAATTGCTGCATTACAAAAACAAATAGATGCAAATAATAAACTTACTGATGCAAGACTAAAGGCTTTAGATGCAGCTAAATCTGAAGCTGACCTAGGAAATGAAATTGCTAAAGCAAAAGCAAAATATGATGCGGCTGTCGCCACTGGAAATTCAGCAGAAGCTCAACAAGCAAGTCTTGACGTCGCTGGGCTTCAAAAACAATTACAGTATAATGCACAAAGAAAATCTATTGAAGATGCTAATACATTAAAGAATGCACCGCTACAGGCACAGATTGAAGCTTTGAATAAAAAAAATCAGACTTTATCTGACAACGCCGCACTAGCTGGAAGCAAGCTTGGAGACCTTTCAAAAGAAATTGATAAGAATGAAGGGCTCTACAAAACATTAAATACAAAGATAACAGATTTTGCCGATCAAATGAAAACTCATAAAAATGATATGGCTAAATGGCAAGCTACTCCAGAGTATAAAGCATTGCTTACTGCTATCTCAGGTGCAGGTAAAGCAGCTGGCGTAGACATGACTAAATACTCTAAAGACCCTATGAAGGCTGGAAAGCAGATGTACGATGAAGTATCATCTGGAATTGAAGCTGCGCTATCAAAAGCTGGAATTGTTGCTAATAAAGATATTATTATTAATGGAGTTAAGATTGGCGACATTGCAGCCAAAGAAGCTGGAAAGAAAGGCGTATACGGACAGGCTGATTTAAAGAAAGATAATCAGGGGTATATGTCGCTTGATCAGCAAGCTAGAAATAGAATTATGGGCGATAAAGATCTTGTCGCACAATATGGTCTTGATAAAAAAGGTGCTAAATTTACATTTGATGGCGTCACATATTCTGTAGATATGGGATTCAACGGAGTAAATCCTAGATTGGTAGTTGCAAATTATGGGGCTAACAAGCCAGTTAAAAAAGCATTAGGCGGATTAATAAAGGGACCAGGAACACCTACATCAGATTCTATATACATGCCTTCACTAGGTGCAGGTAGATTTGCATCTGGTGCATATGTATCAACTGGAGAATATGTTGTAAATGCTGCAGCTGTAAATCAGCCAGGAATTTTAAATACATTAGATAGAATTAATAGCAAGAGTTACTCTGTTCCAAAATCTGATTTCAGAGCAAATGTTTCAGATAGAGGCCCATCTGTTGGACCAACAGTAAATATTACAAATAATATTAGCGGATACGATGGAGATATTAATCAGCTATCAGATCTTGTTACCAGAAAAACAATTACTGCAATCAAGACAATTGATTCAATTAATGGTAAAATGGTTGGAAGCAACAAGAATGTGAGCATTAGAACATGACATTAACTTTACCAGTAGGATCAATTTTGTATTTTGATACATCTACAAACGATACCCCAGTCTGGACAAAAATAACTGAGCATAATAGAGCACCAGTTTCTATTGACGCAACCAGACTTGAAAGAACTCAAAGAATGTCTAATGGATTACTTAGAAAAATATTTATTGCTGATAAAAAAACAATAAGTACAAGCTGGAGCATGTTGCCTACAAATGATGCAACAACAGTAGATGGCGGATATGGCGCAGCATCTTTAAGATCTTTTTACTACGGAAAAGGAACTGGAACATTTAAAGTTAAAGTTTCTTATAATGGAGTTTCGGCAAGAGATGAAATAATGACAATGTCATTTATATCTGCAAGTTTTACTGTTGTTAAAAGAAATGTAAAAGAAAAAAGCGCAGATGTTGCTCAAGAGTTTTGGGATGTTTCTATAAGCCTGGAAGAAGTATAATGTTATCTGCTTCAACTGCGACCCTAGACGCACTAAATCAATCAACAACCTTATCAATGATAAATGGGTGCTGGTTGGAATATAATATGAACGATTTAATAGCAGGCGGAACAATTATGGGTCCAGGTGGAACTGCTACAAATCCAGCAGGATCATTGAACTATACAAATCCAACAGGAGCAAAGCCTTATGAAAAGCTGTTTCCAATTACAAGCATTATTGATCCAAGAAGACCAAAGTATGCTGGAGTTCAATATTTAATTTTAGGTGACCCAACCCTTGCAGCTAGAAAAGCTTCTGGTGTATTGAATGCCGCAAATTATAATTCTTCAAAATCTTTTTCAAATAGACTTTATTATCCAGGAGTAAAGACTGCTTATAAATATTGGGTTAGTCCACCAGCATCTGGAAATTCTTTGTCTAACTGTATACTTACATTAACTTATCCAAAAATAAATAATCTTTCAGCTGTATCCAATAAGATAACAGTTAAATTTGAAACGTCTCACGGTAAGCCAACTTCTTGGACATTAAAAACTAAAGATCTTGCAGGAACAGAACAGCTTATTTATACAGGAACAACTTCTCCAGATAACGGCGTTGTTGATTTATACTACAGCGGCTCTGCTTGGTCTACAACAGAGTTTACATCACCAACTGCGGGTATTGATATTACAGGTTTAGTGCTTCAGGTTAATACTATATCAGAGTCGGGCGGGTACTTAGGAGTAATAGAAATATCTCCAAAGTATGTTATAGATGTATCAAACAGACTAGTATCATTTTCAATTAATAAAAACTCATCTGATCAAACAAATGGACTTATACCAGTAGGAAATGTTACAGCAAATTCTATAAGCGTTTTGCTTAATGGATATGATAAGCTTTATGCACATCATGATAAAACAACTGGCTTTGATAAATCAAAACTTAATTTATACAATAACATTAAGATTAGACCTTTTGTAACTATTGGATCTGACAAAATAAAATTAGGAGTATTTTATATAGATAACTATAGTGTAAGCGAGTTTGGCGACATTGATATAACGGGATTAGATGGAGCAAAAGAATTGCAATATATTAAGCCTCCAGATATTGTCGCAAGCGAAATGTCATCTACTGCTTTAATTAGAAGACTTTTAGATTCAGTAGGCTTTACTAGCTATAATTTTAATTTAGCGGATAAAGATACTGCAAGCATAACGCCGCAATATTGGTACACAGATAACACTCAAACAGTGTGGCAACATATTCAAGACATATGCAAAGATACTCAGATGGTAGCAACTTTTGATGAAAATGATATTCTTCAATTTTACCCAAGAGATTATATATTTGCAAAAGATAAATCAACTCAATTTAAATTTAGATATAATTCATATGGGTCTAACCTTGCAAACATATCGGACCTATCTATAGAAAATGTTCCAACAATAAAATCTGTAAAAGTTGTTTACAGCCCACAGCTTGGCTCCGCATATTTAACTTCAGCTGAACCAATCTACAGATCATCCGTGTCTATGCTTGGGGCGGGCGCTCTTGTAGATACATTGCTGCCAGTAGCTCCTAGTGATACTAATTCTGCAGGAGAAGTATCTCCTAACGGAGTTGTTCATATTGAGCCAGTCGTCATTGAGGGAGCAGATAAACAAATATATTCATATACAGGATATTTAATAATAGATAAAGAAATTATTGAATTTGATGCTGTTGAATACTCATACGTAAAGCTAGAGACTGCAACATATAACTCCTCATTAAAGAAGTATGTTGGACCAGCAGAAGTAAAATGGATGACATCTGATTCTGATATTTCTAAGTATCAAGGTCTTGCTGCGCCACAAACATTTGCAGCAACGGGAAGATATAGAATTAAAACAAGAAACGCTTTTGGAATAATAGCAAGCAATGACACAGCGGGATTAACTCATAATGCTGAGATTGCACCATTAAAGCAAGAGTGGTCTGGATATAAATGGGACTCGGTATCTGGTACATTTACGCCTAGCGAATATGTATTTCAATTAACTAATTTAGTTCCAGATGCTACAAATAATTTATTAAACCCAATTTCAAGATCATTTATGACATTGACTGCACCAACTACAACAGCAGTTCCAAATGCAGATCCCGCACTTCCCCCTTCATATCCTTTAAATACAGTTTATTCAATTGCAAC